GGCGACGGCTACAGCTCCGGCTCCGGCTACGGCTACGGCTACGGCGACGGCTACGGCTCCGGCTACGGCGACGGCGACGGCTACGGCACAGTCGGAATTAGGAGAAACTGATGAGCATTCTTGACCGCGTGAAAAAGGCGAGCGACTCCGGCGAGGACCACCTAAAGGTCCTCATCTGGGGGCCTAATGGGAGCGGAAAATCGACGCTCTGTGGAACGGCTCCGAGGCCGATTCTGTACGCCTACACAGAACGACAAGGACTGCTCTCCTTCCAGCGAATGTGCCCGGAAGGCGACGTCGTAAAGGTCGAATCGGTGGCCGATTTGCGAGAACTCTTGACCGAGCTACGCAAGGACGGGCACGGGTATTCAAGCATCGTGCTCGACTCATTCACGGAGATGCAACTCTTGATTTCGGACGAGATTCTAGCTCGTCGGAAGGCGAAAAACGAGGAGAAAGGTCGGGACATGGGAGGCGAACCGCCAAAGCTCGTCATGGAAGACTACGGATTCATCCATGACCGGAGCAAGGCGCTCGTCCGAGCCTTCCGGGACCTACCGATGCACGTTGTTCTGACCTGTCTCTCTGAGACATCGGAAGTCGGCGAAGGGGCCGATTCAAAGACGGTCACGAAGATGATGCTTCTTGGGCGGAAGCTGCCAGCGCAGCTCGGGCAGTTCTTCAATTTGGTAGGTTTTTCATTTCGCGTGCAGCGCGACAGAGAGTCGGTGTATCAGGTTCTCCTCGAGGGACGGCCTGACATCGACACGAAGGGAATGCCCGGTCTCAGGAAGCGCGAAGAGCCGGACATCAGCTACTGGGTAGATCGGGCAATCAAGGGCTGCCCAGCCCGAGATCCCGATGCTCCAATGATCAAGATGCCAGTCCATATCGGGCAGAATCAAGCCGTGAATAACGGCGGAAAGAAGGAGAGTTAGATGGAGGACTTTACGAATTTCGACCCGTCGAAACGTGGCGGAGGCAGCGGCGACGAGAGACCGGTTCTCCCCCCTGGGGTTTATGTCCTCGTCATCAAGAAGTTCCAGCGTACCACGTCGAAAGCGGGGAATGATGGAATTCTGTTCGTCTGCAAGCCGATGTTTGAGGCCGGCGGGAAGCCCTACGACCATTGCGAGAATGTCCTCGAAAACTGCACCCTGACCTCCGCAGCTTCTTGGAGGTTGGCCAACCTCTGCAAAGCGGTCGGCCGGGAGCGGCCTTTCAACGCAATGAGCGACGAAGATATATCCATGATCTTCGTCGGCGAGCCGATCAAGGCTCGCGTCATTCACGACACCTATAACGGGAAGGTGTCGGCGAAAGTCAAGGAATACTTCCTGCTACTGAAGAGAGATCTGGAAAAGGTCCAGATCATGATGGATGACTGGCAGGTCGATAATCCAAGCGATTACGGTGACTCAGGCGGAGATTCCGGCGAGTATCAATCGGACGTTCCTCCTCCGACTGACGATGACATTCCTTTCTGATCGTGAGGTAGAAGCAGGACCGGCCCGAGGTGGTAGTCGGGCCGGTCCATAGGGTTGAGTGCTATGGCCTATTCTGCACATGATCCGTCCGTTGTCAACGGCGTGATACCCAGTGAGCTCACTAAAAAGCTCATCGGTATATGGTGCCTGAGAAGCGGTCGGAATCCCAACCGAGTGAAGGCACTACCGAAGAGGATTACCGCCGTTCAGGCTCGCATCAATGAGGGGTACACTGCCGACGATCTGTGCATGGCAATCGCCGGAGTGTGCTACTCTCCGTTCCACCGTGACAACGGATATAATACCATAGATGTCGCGATAAGAAACGGCGTCCAAGTCGAGAAGGGAATACAACTCTGGTTCCGTTACGCTCCGGTGAAGTACATCGCCGAGTACGTAAAAAGGACCGGCGAAAGAGTACCCGAAAGAGAGGATGACTTGGCTGCTTACCGTCGAGACCAAAGACGGGAAGCCGAGCTGAAGAAACAGATTGAAAGGCTGGAAAAACAACGCCAGGCGGAAGAGGAGACTCGCCTTGCGGAGGAATGCCTTGATGAGGAGTATACTAAAGAATGCGGAGGATAGATGGACAGTGATCTCCTCGAATATCTCAATCGAAAAGGCTGGAAGTGGAAGTATCAGGAAGGCGAAACACAGGTACTCATAGAGGATGAGTGCCCGTTTTGTGGGAAGACGAAGCACCTAATGTTCTCGGCGGAAACAACGAAGTGGAAGTGCATGCGATGTGGTGAAACAGGCAATCTGTTGACCATAAAACGTAGGCTCAATGACGTTGCAATCCGACCTGTTCAAGCGAGCGTATTCTACCGAGGAAAGGCTGATCCTTCCCCGGGATTGAAAGGAACTAGACCCCCAAAGGGGAAAGATGTCGAGTGTCATGAGCGGCTCCAATCGAGCCCGGAAGCTCTGGAGTATCTCCGGGATACCAGGGGCTTCACCGAAGAGACGATCCGGCGATTCCGCCTGGGAACAGTCGGAGAAGGTGACCGAATAGCAATCACGATTCCGCACTATGCAGGCGGTGAATTGGTCGCGATGAAATTCCGAGTGATTCACCCGAAAGATGGCGAGAAGAAGTACTCGCGTTGGAAGGGCTGCCCGAGCGTCCTTTTCAACGCTGACACGATTGCCGACCTCTCCAAGGCTCCCCCGGGAAAGCGCACCGTGGCTGTATGTGAAGGAGAATTCGACGCCATCGCCCTATCCCAGCTTGGATTCTCCCGAGTCGTAGCGAGCACGACAGGGGCATCTGCGGCATTCCCGGAATCGTGGCTCGCCGCCCTTGAACCGGCGTCTACCGTCTATCTCTGCTACGACAACGACGAACCCGGCGAGATGGGCGCGGAAAAGGCCGCTGCTACCCTCGGGCGGTATCGCTGCCTGCGAGTCGTGCCGCCCTGCCACGATTTCGCTGAGATGCTCGAACAGGGAATGAGTCGAGCCGAGGTCATGGCAGCGGTCAGGGCCGCGCAACCCTACGGCGAGACGATAGTCCGGCCCATAGGCGACTACGCGGCGGACCTACGGGACGTTCTGAGCCGGAGCAATGCCAGGGGTAGGTCAACGGGCTGGCTTGCTCTGGACGCCATCTGGGGAGGTATCAGGGACGGAGAACTGACGGTCGTGACCGGCGACACCGGAAGCGGTAAATCGACATGGACAACTGCCCTTGCCAGATCCCAGTATCTTCAGGATGTTCCAGTATTGATTGCACCTTTTGAGCAACAGTGCTCGGATATTCTTTCGTCGTTGATCTCGATGGAAACCGGCGAGTCAGTCTATGAAATGACTCCGGTTCGACTGGAAGAGGGCATCTCGATAGTCACCGGGAAGCCTGTTTTCCTAATCGACAAGCACGGCCCCCTCCCGTTGGGAGAGTTGAAGGACGCCATTTATATCGCCGTCCAGAGGTATGGAGTAAGGTTCATAGTTCTGGACCACCTCCATTTCTTCATGGACGGTCGCCCGGAAGATGAGCGAAAAGTCATCGACCAGATTATGAGAGCGCTTGCTCTCTGGGTAACGGACCTGATGATTCACATCGTCCTGGTCGTTCACCCTGCGAAGCTCGGGCGAGAAAAGGACGGTGCTACTCGGAAGGTCGTTTTGAATGACTTGAAAGGATCGTCCGAAATAAAGAAGGTCTCCTGGAGCGGGATACGCGTCCACCGTATCCGTCAGGACGGAGTAGGCGGAGTCGGCGACGATACCGAAATCTCCGTCTTGAAGTGCCGTTCCAGAGCAGGGACAGAGGGTTCCGTCGTGCTGCATTTCGATGGGGCCGCTCAGAGATATATCGAGGGAACCTACGCATTGACCGGAGGGAAAGCTCCGGTGCAAGTCGAGGAAGACTTTGAGGACACCTCTGAGAATACCGGAGAGACAGACTGGGAGAGGCGATGGAACGAACCACAATAGCCTGTCCATGGTGCGGGAAGCCGGTCGTTGAGTTGGTCAGACGGAACTGGACAACGTTGCTCGACCCACAGAAGAGAATCGTCATCTTCGACGGGAAGACAAAACCTGAAGATGACGATGCAATCGCGATATTCGAGGAAGATACCGGGCGGCTCGTCTTTGGTCGCTCCGCTACATTGGCGGAGCGAAAGCGGCTGAAAGAGAAGGGCAACCCCGGAATTGCCTACACGATTGGAAGAGAGAGTCACATGATCGACTGTCCGAAATGGACAGGAGATAAGTACGAAGGAGATAAGGAAGATGTCGAAGAAATCGAAGCCGAAGAATCAGTTGGAGAACCAGCCGGAGATTCCTCTGGAGAACCAGCCGGAGATTCCGCCGGAACAGAACCAGAAGATCAAACTACTGGCCGAGAAGCTGTTGACGGAAAACAACGTCGAAGCGCTTCGAGTGCTGTACCAAAAAACGTTCGGGGTGGCTCCAAGCCAAAGCGCCCCAAAGGACAGACTCGCAAGAAAGCTGGCGGTGTTTGTGGTCCAGGGACAATCGGACTCTTCGGAGACGATTCCGGCGACTTCTGAAGCCGCTTCTGTCCAGGCTGAAGCCTCGGTTGTTACTGCGGTGCAACCTACCGTTGCGGACGAGAAATCGGCCGTAGCGGCCTTGGAAAGGGTCAAGGATTCCTTCGATGAGGTCGAGCGGCTTACCGAAGAGAAACGAGCGAAAACTGCCGAGCTTCGTCAGAAAATCTCAAAATCCAGAGAGGCGATCCAGGCCGTGGTCAATGACGATTCCGTGGACGCCATGAAGCGAGTTGCTCTGCTCGAGGGTCATTGGAGGACTCTTTGCAGGACCGAGGAGAAGCGGACCGCCCTTGTTGCCGAGCTGAACGAGCAGATAAAGGCCGCGAAAGGGACGGTGAAAACCGTCCTGAATTCCGTGAGACAGATTCCGCTCCCCCTGGGAGAGTAGCAGGTTCCGGGCAACCGGGGTGTACGGCACTCCCCTGGCCAGGATAGGTGAACCTGGCCAGGGGTACGACCGAAGGAGACAACTATGGACTACCGAGAAGCGAAGCAGTGGAAGATTGAATCGAAAAGAGATCTTGAATCTGCGATCAAGGACAAGGCCAAGTTCGATCGCGAGTGCCGAGATATCGGCATTTCGCTTGAAGGAAAGCTCAAAGAGCAGTCAGATACATTCGATCTGATTCGCTCGAAGGAGCAGGAGATTGGTGAAACCAATAGCCATGTATCTGCCGCAGAGGCGATCTGCGACTACTGGAAAGCCAGGTATGGATGCGCCATCTCTCTCGCTGATACGTCGGCGGGGATGCTTGCAAGACTAGGGGCTGAAGGCTCCGAGTATGCTCAGGAATTTCTGAAGGAATGCGACCATGAAATCGCTACCTGTAAAGGAAGAATCGCACAGTATGATTCCGTCATCTCCACCGGGAACGAGACCCTGGAAGATCTGACGAATCAGCGGTTTTTTCTCGGTATGAAGGCCGAAAAGATCTCGGTAGAAATCGGCAATCTTCGACACTCTCACTCCATAGCTTCCTGGAATCTCGAAGATGCCATCGACCGAATAGAATCCGCAAGGTCCGACCTCTCCTCGGCGAAATCAGAGTGCCGAAAGGCAACGTCGAAGGCATCTATGGCCAAGGCCAGGAAGGATCGTCGCAAGGCGATGACGAGGGCAGCATGAGGCGAGTTTGCTGCAAATGTAACCTAGTCCTCGACCCGGGAGATGGCACGGAAGGCGGGTTTACGTCGCACACTTACTGCGATATTTGCTACGACGCATTCATGGCAGAACTAGACGTGTTAGAGGCAAGTGAAGCCGAGGAAGCCGAGGAGAAAGGTGAGTAGTTCTCCGATCAGAATCGTCGTGAAGGGTCCGCCAGTCGGGAAAGGCTCTGTCAGATTCTCGAAGGACGGCCATCCCTACACCGACGCCAAGAGCCGGGCATGGATGCGACTGGTTTCCCAGGTAGCGAGCTGGAATCGGCCCCACGAGCCATTCAGCGGAGCAGTAGAGCTCGCCATAGTTGCCTACTTCCAGGCGGACGAGAAGCCGCTATGGAGGCGACAGGCTCAGTTGAATGGGATGATATTCCCGACGAAGAAACCGGACGCATCAAACATCGCGAAGGGTGTTGAAGATGCTCTGACTAGAGTGATCTGGACAGACGATTGCCTGGTAATCAGTTTAGGATGTGCGAAACGATACGCTGTGGAACCGCGAGTCGATATCGAAGTCTGGCAGATATATCAGCCGACTTCGAAAAAAGAATACCTGCGATTACTCGCGTTGAGAGGTGAAAAGTGAACGGAAAGATAGTAGAAGTTGGGAATGATGAAGATGATACTGGACCATGGGTTTGGCTTGAGTATGAAGACGGTAATGTCGCGAAGATCTCCATAAGCGTGAATGATGCCAGAAAGCTGGCGAGCCATCTATACGAATTGGCGACGGTCACCATAGACATAGAGGTGGCTAAATGAACGACGATATCAAGAAGGTTATCTGCTACGTCATAGCACGATGCTTGTACCCGGAAGCTCGGGACATCGTTGACGATGATGTTGAGTTTATTGCATCCTGTCACTCGGAAGCAATCCAGGAAGGCTCGGAATCAATCGAACATTTATTCGTCGCCTATAACTCTGACAATCTCGGAAAGCTGGTGACGAAGATTAGAGAATCCGAGGGCATTGATCGCGACGTAATCGACCAGATTCTAGGCGTCCAGCCGGAAGATATGGAGGATGATTATGAGCGATAATTGGTGCAAGATATGCGGCGAATACACCTACGGAGCATCCCACAAATGCCCTCCATCGTGGGTTGTCTGGTGTCCTGACTGCCACGAGGAAGAGGAAGACGGACGGAAGGTTTTCGCAAGCGACCCCGGAGAAGCCGCTGAGAAATGGGCGGAGGAAAACGACAGAGACAGCGCTGAGTACCTGATCGTCGGAGGTAGCCCAGCGACCGTCCTGGTGAAGAGGTTCGGAAGCGACGATCCTCCTACTCGGTGGATGGTATCGGGAGAGGCTGTACCGACCTACAGCGCGACGGAGGACCCGGAATGAAAGCCTACGTAGCAGCGCCTTCTTCCGATCTGGATTCGGCCCGAATGCTGATGGCCGAAGTCCGCGACGCTGGGTTCGAGATTACGCACGATTGGACGGTTGGTTTCGAGGATGAGACGCCGGCAGATTACCGCGAGAGGTCGAAGCTCGACATCGACGGAGTTATCGCGGCGGACGTGTTGATCGCCGACTGCCGGATACTCCGCAGAGGCGGTCCGCTTATCGAGATCGGCGCTGCCCTCGGAGTAGGGGTTCCTGTCGTTTCCATCGGTGGGTTCCACGTGTTTTTCGAGAATCATCCCTCGGTGACTGTCTGTCGAAGATCAACGAGAGCGTGCCTTCTGGCCGCCCGGGTAGCCCGCAGGAAGCCCGATGCCGACAGCCTGGCTACTGACCTCTCGACGGTCAGAGATGCCGTCCTACGGTACGCAGAGGAGCTTGACCTCTCCCTGGCACTGTCCGCCTTGGAGCGGATTGAAGCAGCGATAAAAGGAGACGAGTAATGTTGAAGCTCGTTCAGGAAAACTTGAGAGCTTGGGTGGAACACAACTTCGGAGATCGTCCGTGGCATCAGCCATTCATGGGCATCGTCGAAGAGGTCGGCGAATTGTCCCACGCTCTGCTGAAACAGGAACAGGGAATCCGTGGTTCCTGGGAAGAACATGAGAACGAAGCAAAGGACGCAATCGGTGATATTCTCATTTATATGTGCGACCTGTGCAATGCGCGTGGATGGGACGCTGAGAAGATCCTGGAGGATACCTGGGCTCATGTCTCGAAGCGCGACTGGAAGGCGAATCCTAATAAAGGAGACGAGTAATGTTCGAGGAGTACGAAGAATTCCTGAAGCGGAAGGGGAAGATCGGGCCAGATCATGGCTTTGATCCTGTCTTCATGCCAGATTTCCTATACGACTTTCAACAGATTCTCGTCGAGTGGTCTGTGCGCCATGGTCGCGCTGCGCTTTTCGAGGACTGCGGGCTTGGAAAAACGCCGCAACAGCTCGTATGGTCCGAGAATGTCGTCAGGAAAACTAACGGGCGAATCCTGATTCTGACGCCGTTAGCAGTCGCTCGCCAGACAGTCCGGGAAGCCGAGAAGTTCGGAATCGAGGCGAGTGTTTCCCGGGATGGGTCGCTCAAAACAAAGATCGTCGTGGCGAACTATGAGCAACTCCATCGGTTCAATCCCGGGGATTTCGCCGGATGCGTATGTGATGAATCGAGTATATTGAAGAGCTTCACCGGGAAGATCAGAACAGCAATAACCGACTTTATGCGGACAATACCCTATCGTCTGCTTTGCACTGCGACGGCGGCCCCGAACGATTATATTGAGCTCGGAACTTCGTCAGAAGCCCTCGGAGTGCTCGCCAGGAAGCACATGCTCGCTCAATATTTCACCCATGATGGCGGCTCAACATCGCAATGGCGACTCAAGGGACATGCCCGATCAAAGGCGTTCTGGGCATGGATGACGACATGGGCTAGGGCGGTCCGCAAGCCATCAGATGTCGGGTGTGATGACGGCCCATTTGAGCTTCCAGAATTGATCGTAAACGACCACATAATCAGTGCTACCAGACCACGCGATGGGCTCCTGTTTGACCTCCCGGCAATCACCCTTGCCGAACAGCGCGAGGAACGTCGCAGGACCATCCCTGAGCGATGCGAGAAGGTTGCCTCACTGGTAGCAGACACCGGACAGCCGGCCGTATGCTGGTGTCACCTGAACGACGAAGGTGACCTGTTGGAGCGGCTTATCCCCGGAGCGGTCCAGGTTGCCGGGAAGGATTCAGATGAGAAAAAAGAGGAATCCTTGGAGGCGTTCGCTAACGGCGAGATTCGAGTCTTGGTGACGAAACCATCCATTGCAGGATGGGGGCTGAATTGGCAACACTGCGCCCATCAGACGTCGTTTCCGTCGCATTCTTTCGAGCAATGGTATCAATCGGTTCGTCGAAGCTGGAGGTTCGGCCAGACTCGTCCCGTTACAATAGATGTTGTCGCCTCAGAGGGGGAGTGTAATGTTATGAGAAACCTTCAGCGAAAGCAGGACGCGGCAGACCAGATGTTCGAGAGTATCGTTCAGGCAATGGGCCAAGTTCAGAAAGATACGAAAATCGTGAGAGAAACCAAGAAAGAGAAGGTGCCGTCATGGCTGTAAGTAATCAAGTTGTTACCGAGAAGTACGCGATCTACAACGGAGATTCATGCGAGGTTCTCGGAAGTCTTCCCGATGATTCTGTCGGGTTTTCGATCTTCTCGCCTCCCTTCGCTGACCTGTATTGCTACTCGGATGACTTCCGAGATCTGAGCAATAACGGTACATACGAGGAGTTTTTCGAGCATTTCGGATTCATCATCGCCCATCTGTTTCGCGTCATAAAGCCTGGAAGAATCTGCGCTGTTCACTGCGTAGATATCCCGGCGATGAAGGAACGAGATGGGTATATCGGGCTCAAGGACTTCCCAGGAGATATCATCCGGGCTTTCGGCAAGGCAGGATTCATCTATCACTCGCGGACAGTCATCTGGAAAGACCCGCTTATCGAGGCGACTCGGACGCACAGCCTCGGGCTGATGCACAAGCAACTCGTCAAGGATTCCTCGATGGTACGGGCGGGTCTGCCCGACTATCTGCTCGCATTTCGAGTGCCAGGGGAATCGGCAGAACCCATCGCTCATCCTGACGGACTGACGGAGTATTGCGGCAGTGATGATCCGGGAGGAATCGGAGCAAAGCGCTCTCAATACATCTGGCGTTCATACGCATCGCCGGTCTGGATGGACATCCGCCAGACCAGAACACTCGACGCGAAATCCGGGAGGTCTCCCGAGGACGAGAAGCATCTTTGCCCGCTTCAACTTGACGTGATCGAACGAGGATTGGTGCTTTGGAGTAACCCCGGAGACACCGTGTTGACTCCGTTCATGGGCGTCGGAAGCGAGGTTTACGTGTCGGTCCTGATGGGCCGGAAGGGTGTCGGTATCGAGCTGAAAGAGAGCTACTTTTCGCAGGCGGTAAAACACGTTCAAGAAGCCGCTAAGTCCGGGAAAGTCAGACAGGGGTCATTTGAGGGATTCTGATCTTTTGAGAAACAAAGGAGATGAGATGAAACAACCAAAAGAGACGAATGCTTGCTGCAATTGCAAATGCGATTGCAGCGAGAACACAACGGAATACCTGGCCTTTTCAGGCTACGGGTTCTGCCGGGATTGCCTCAAGAAGGCGCTCGAAGAATCGCGGAAGAGCGGATACTGCCCTCGCCGTCGATGCACGGGGCATCTGGAGGCGTTCAATTCGAGACTGCTCTATTGTCCCAAGTGCGGAGCGATGGTGCCCAGGGAGGCGGATGAGGAGGTCAGGGCGGCATGAACAAAAAACAGACTGACCAGTACGTCGCCTATTTCGTCGGAGGACTGCTCTATCAGTACCTTTTCGTCGAGAAATCTATCCCTCACGATCCTCTGGTCTATGATGAGTCGTTTTCCGAGGAACTACGCGGACGGAAGATGTCAGATGAAGACAGGGAGAAGGTCGAAGAAGCTCTCTGGGAATTCGTCGATAGTCTTTTCACGAAGTCCGGCGGAAAGAGTCGGAGGAGAGGTGGGAAGGTGAAGGGTATCGGGAAGCCAGGGAGGAAGTGGAAGGGGTACGAGCGGCACCGGATAACGTTCAGGTGCGGGAGGTATCTCGGCCAGTAGCTCGCTTCTCAGCCCGTCTCCTCTCCATCTGGTAGCACGCCATACAGTGCCCCCCTGAAACCGGCTTTCGGTGACGTCCGCACACCGGACAGACCGGCAAGCTCACAGACGCGAGAGCGCTCCGAAGCGCCCCAAGGGTGCCAAAACTTTAGCACTGTGTCAGATTGTGCCAAGTGTAACAAATTGTTACATGGTGGAAACGGTGACAATCTAGGATCTGTGTGCTAAAACTTTAGCACTATGCCGAAGGGTGCATCGAGACAGGAAGTCGAACGGCGAGTCAGAATCGCCGAAGCTCTTATTATTCAGGGTCGTGCAACCGACCTCGAAGGGCTCAAGCAGGGGCTCGAAGAGGCAGGAATAGTGGTCTCTGTGAAGACCGCCATCCGCTACGCCGAGCAGGCGAGAAAGCGCCTCACGACTGCCGACGACGAGTTGAGAGTAGCTCGCAGGGAGATACTGACCAGGAAGGTCCTCGCCCTTGATGCGTCCATTGCCGCTGGAATCTCGAAACACAACGTCATTCCGACCTACGCTGATCGGATTGCCTGCCTGAAACTCCTCCGGGATATACTCGGAATCGAGTCGAGCCCTACGGCGAAACCTGCCGTCGATCCTGCAGAGTTTGAGCTCGAGAAGAAAAACGAAAAGGAGCTTGATGATCTCCTTGTAGGAATGCTCAGGAAGTCGGCGTCTATGCTCGAATGCACCGGAGTTGAAGCTGGCAAAGAATCCGAGAAATGAGCTTTGACAATGAGCTGAGGGAAGGCGCGAAGAAGCTACTCGATCAGGCTGAAAAGATCGAGGAGATAGTCCGCAAGAAGTTCCCGTCAAAGGCAGATAAACTCGCAGGATACAACGCTCTCAAAGCTGGCCAGATCGCCCTGGCTCGCCAGAATCCTTCCGCCTTTATCGAATACGCCCTGCCTCACGAAAAGACCGGCAAGGCGATCAAGAACGCTCCATTTCATCGAGAGTGGCAATCGTTCCTATCTAACGTCCGCTGGGGAGTCATTATCGCTCCGGTGGAACACGGGAAGTCCTACCAGATATCGGTAGGACGAATCCTCTGGGAGCTTGGCACCAACCCCGACTTGCGGATACTGCTTATCGGCCGAAACGAGGCGATGGCGTCCAAGAGCTTGCGCTTCCTTCGCCAGCAAATTGAGTACAATCCGAAGGTCCGCGAGGTATTCCCTCACCTGCGAAAGGGGACGAAGAAGGGCGACCTCTGGAACGATACCGACATCACGATTGCTCGCTCCTATTCTTCCCGGGACCCGTCGGTGCAAGCCCGTGGCAGCGGCTCGACGAATATCCTCTCTTCTCGGCTTGACCTCATCGTCTATGACGACGGGCTTGACCTCCAAAACACGAATACAAAGTACGCTCGTGACAAAGAAGAAGAGTGGTTCGATACCGTCGCAGTATCGCGGCTCGTTGACGACTATAAAAACAACGTCTTCGGCCGGATATTCGCCATTGGTACGCCCTTCAATGAAGACGACTTACTCCACCGACTCATAAAGCGTCCAGGGTGGAAGTCTCTCCGGTATTCCGCTGTCGAGAATCCAGAAGATGATCCCTCGCTCTGGCGTCCGATATGGCCGGAAGTGTGGCCGTTGATACGCCTACTCGACAGGCGGAAGATAACGACTGTTACAGCCTTCGCCAGGACGCTTCTATGCCAGGTCCTAGACCTCGCCAGTCGCCGCTTCAAGTGGTCCTGGATAGACCATATGCTATGGATGGGGAGGGGCAGGTCGTTCCTCAAGCGAGCCCCTACGCAGAACGGCGTACCCCTCCCATGTTTCACCGGGCTCGACCCTGGCATGGGAAAGAAGAAATCGGACGCAGTAAGCTGCTTATTCACCGTCGCGGTCGATTCCTATGGTCGCCGGATCATCGTAGACATTCGCTCCGGCCACTGGACAGGTCCAGAGATGCTGGACGAGTGCCGTCACGTCAGCGACCAATTCGGGAGCGAAATCTTCGTCGAAGGCAACGCCGCTCAAAGGTGGATGGCGGAGTTTGGGAACGAGATCGGCCTGGTCTGTCGAGCCGTCAACACAGGCCGTGAAAAGTGGGATGAGCAGAGAGGTGTCGAATCTCTCGCCGTCCTAATGAGGGGAGGATTCCTCGTTGCACCGTCGAGCGAGAACGCAGAAGCTATCGACGATGAGGTCAGGGAATGGATCGAGGAGTGCTACAATTACGACCCGTCAACGCACACAGGAGATCGCCTCATGGCGTCGTGGATATGCGACAAGGGTGTCAGGGAATACCTCGCTCCGAGGGTGAGCTACGACGATGACGCAACCTACCGTTGACAAGAACCAAACATTTACTTACTTTGAACTACAGGAGACGGACCAATATGGAAAAGAGAAGACTTCCGAAGTGGACCAAAGGTGTCTTAGATCTTCCGAGGAACGTCAAGGCAAAGAAAGAAGCCCTCGACAACTTTGCAAAACGCAAATACCTGGAAAGCATCTTCAGATACGGACCAGTAAACGTCGAACAACATGTCGGGATATGCGTTCGTCCGAAGAAGTAGCAACCTACCGTTGACCTTGATGTCGTGATATGCTCACCCCGTGAAGTGGAACGCCGAGTTGAGCATCGCTGACGGGGCCGGAGGGGTAGACCCACGGGACTTCCCGGGGCTGGTAGACCCTGGGCACCTGTTCCACCTGCCGCACCTTGGGCGGCCTCTGGGTGGCCGAGACCAGCGAGTGATCATCGGGCTGGACGCTCCGACTATTGACTGGATTCAGTTCGAGCTTTGGGCTTGCGACAGTCGTGACTTGGAATCGTCCCCGGCTGATAGACGATGGTATCTGATCCTGAACATGACGAAATTCTTCTGGCTAAAAGGTGGCCATGTCGTGCAGACACGGCTCGACCAACTCTATCAGTGTTTTTCGGCTGATCAGTCGGCAGGGCTGTACTACTTCCGGCCAATGAATATGTCGTTCAGCGCGGCTGAAAGCCCCGTACTCTTCCGCGCTGTCGGAGGATCTCATGGAATGGAATGCTGAAGTATCAGTCTCCGCTGGAGTGGCGAAGGCAGACCCTCGGGCGAACCCTGCCTCTGTGGCCGTAGAGGACATCGTAGACCTGCCGGAGCGTGACAGGAGTGGAAGGCTCTGCTCCCGCCTCATTGTCGGTCTGGACGCCCCTACGGCTGAGACGGTGACGTTTGAGGTATGGGCGCTCGATTCCCGGGATACTGCGAATCCTCCGGCTGCTACCGACCGCTGGTACATCGTCTATTCCGGTGTTGGCCTGGCCGGTGGAAGCGTCTACCAGACGCGGCTAGACCAAGTTGACGAGGGATTCGTTTCAGGAGGTCGGTTTTATGTGCGGCGCACCGCCGATACCCTGGCAGCGACTCGAACGGTTCTGCTACGTGTTGCGGAGTAGTTTTCGTGATAGTGTTCGGATTGAAGCCGGGAACACCGGCGAAGGATAGATAGGAGGTTCCCATGGCTGATCATCTCGTACTGAACCGATACGAAGGCGTCTACAGCGGCCAGACCTGGCGAATGAAGGCCGGGGATGTCGTCAGTGACACCGAAGTACCCGTTACCGCGCTGAACGCCTACGGGCTTCAGACGGTCCCCTATGTCGCTGCGACAATGGCGACCCCGGTACTCGAATTCAAGGAGCGCTACGGCTCCGACGAGTGGCCGGAAGGTATGGCCGAAGCGTTCCTTTCCGCCGGCCTCTCCGGGGGCGCTCCGGTTCTGACTGGAATCGTCGCTCCCGGTGGAGTCGTGACCGGACTGCTCGGTCAATGGTACCGGGATACCGTGCTCGGAACGTGGTGGCAATGCACGTCGAACCCGAGCGGAACGGCGTGGAACAGCTACCGGACCACGGCGCAACTCGCATCGGCGGTAGCAGCATCGGAAGGTGCTCTTCTCGTCGGTACTGACGCGAAGGCAAATCTCGGTGGCGCTGCAACCGTTGAGGCAGCTCTTACCTATCTGGACACGGCAGACAGTGCGACCGCTGCGGAACTGGCCAGCGTTGTCCCGGCGGCAGAAGGCGCGCTTCTGGTCGGGACCGATCCGAAGGTGAATCTCGGAGCCGCTGCCGATGTCGAGGCCGCTCTTACCTTCATCGACGGCCAGGACCCTGTGAAGTTCTCGAGCGGCGCAGGCGACCCTAACGCCGGAGCTGGAACCGCTGGGGACGCAGGAGATTACTACCTGCGGCCCGGTGTGGCCCTGTATCGCAATGCCGATGGAACCAATTTCGGATGGCTTGCTCTTGCAGACCAGGACTGGGTTACCGCCCTGGTCATCGCCGGAATCGGCTGGCGCGAAGAACTGCTCTCGGCTGCCCAACTCATCGACGGAGCGGCTGGCGGTGTCGCCGCCGGAATGATTCTGTCCATCACTGGTCAGCCGTCTCCAACAGACACCCTGACCATCGACGATGGTGTCGCCCCGGAAACCTTCACATTCGTCGCAGGCGCTCCCGGCGCTTTCGAGGTGCAAATCGGCGGAAACGTCGCTGCAACCGAGGTCAACTTGGTCGCCTCGTTGCTCGCCAATTCGCTGCTCTGGCGCGGTCTGATCACCGCTAGTCTCGACCGCTACTTCGCTGGTTTGCCCGCCCAACAGGTCATTCTCAGGCGCATTCTCGCCGGTCCACGGACCGACCGTGTTTACGCGACCCTGACCGGAGCAGGGGCGATTCAAATCGTCGATTTTGTGACCGCTGGGCGCGACGACTATCAGCCTGCCGCTGCGACGGAAGCCGCCATTCCAGCTGCCGACCCAGGAACCGGGCACTTTGGACTCGGGCGAGCTCTCGCGAATCTGCTCGAAAACGAGACTCATATGTGCGCCCAAACCGACGCCGGTTACACCTGGGAATCCGATGGGCAGACCTGGAATCGGACCCTCGTACTCGGCTACTCTCAGGCCGAGATCAACAGCGTTGTAGGCGGTGCTGAAGGTGCATTGCTGGTAGGCACTGACGCGAAAGCGAATCTCGGCGCAGCGGCAACAGTCGAAGCGGCTCTCACCGAGTTGGACACGAGGAATCCGCCAGCTCGTTCCAGCGGGGCAGTCAACCCGAACGATGGAGCCGGGACGGCCGGGGCCATCGGTGATATCTACGTCAACACCGTGACTGACCAGCTCTGGGTAAACCAGAATGGAGCGGTCAACGGTTGGGTCCTAACCGACAGTGATCTCGGTTCCGTGGCGACCCTGATCGTTCTTCAAGCCGGCCTTCCTGTCGCTGGACAGACGTTCCAGGTAGGGGCCGATACCTACACCGCAATCGCCCCAGGTGTTCCCGCTGCCTTCGAGTTCGTGGTCGCGGTGGGCGATCCGAATACCACGATGGCGAATCTGCTCGCTGCCATTGTCCTGAGCGGTACCGAATACCTGTTCTGGGATCAGATCGACGTGACCCATCTTCGGGCTCGGAGCGCCGATGCTCCCCAGGGAAATATCATCTCGGCGGACCCGAATATCGTCGTGACCTGGAACCTCGCGAACTATACCTGCTCGACAGTCACGACCGAATCTCTGAACCTCCAAGCAGGTCGAGCAGCCGGTCTGAAAACCGAGTCAAGCGCCGTTCTCACCATCGGAGCAGGGCACGTCGCTGTCGCTCAGGCGCGGATCGCCTTCCCGTTCAATGTGACCGAGTTCATGGTCCAGTGCCGGACAGCATTGGGCGTCGTTTTCAGTCCAGTCGGCGATACCTTCCTCATCGACAATGGTGACATCCTCATTACCCTCGCCGGCGGCGGGGGCAACCTCGCTGCGACCGATATCGTGACCGTGACCGCTCGGGCATAATCCCTCGCCCTGTGGTATCCTGTCGATATGGGATACCTCGACATCATCTTCGGCAAGCCAAAGACTGACCCCAAAAGCCCGGATTCTCCGGTCGAAGGCGGCAACATTCCGCCGCTACCTCTTCGCCAGATAATCGACGGCGAGAGGCGGGCGTCTCTGCTGAAGCTGGAGTCGTATCTCAGAGGCACTCAGCACGACCACAAACGCTTTGACTGGGACGGACGGATCATGTTCCAGGGCGGAGAGCTTGACGCCCAGGTGGACGCCTACATCTCCGTGAAAAGGCGAAAGCCCTGCATTTCGCTTCGCCTGGGGAAGATCATCGTCAAGCGCCTGACAACGATGCTGTTCGGCCATGACAGATTCCCGTCTCTCACCGTCGAAGGCGACCCCGATGCTCAAGAGTACGTCCGGGAATTGATGCGAGTCGCCAAGCTCCGAACGAAGATGTTCGAGGCGAGGAATAAAGGCGGTGCTTGTGGAACGATCTTCCTGAGTTATGGGTACGTCGAAGGCAAGCCGATAATTGAGGTGCATTCCCCGGGGTTGATCGACGTTCTCGAGTGGAGAGACTACGCGGGACGCATCCCTAGTAAGGTCCTGAAAGCATACGACTATCAGAGTCGAGTATTCGAGAAAGGCACATCGAAGAAGGTCAACCTATGGCGCGTCAAATACTGGGATGAAACCATCGAACAAACATGGGAAGACATCCCGGACGAAGTAGCGGCAACTCCGCTATGGACTTCCTGGCGTTCTACCGTGATTCAACACGGGGCTGGGAAGTGCCCGGTTCTGCTCGTCCAGAACGATCCGAACAGCGAGGAAGTGGACGGCAATTCCGATTTCGACGGCCAGATGAACGATTTCGACGAACTTGACCGGCTCGCCTCGGCTACGCAGAAGGGGACCGCTGCAAACGTTGACCCAACGGTAGTTATTCACGACCACAAGGGGAAGGACGAGACCTTCGTTCGCAAGGGCACTGGTACCGTCATCTACTCGCCATCAGGCGCAAATTATATGGAGATTTCTGGTAGCTCGGTTGACGCCGCGAAGTCGTGGATGCGAGAGATAAAGCAGAATGAGCTTGACGAGGCCGAAGTCGTCCTCTTGGACCCCGACAAGCTGTCAGGTAGCGGGGTTTCAGCCGCGTCTCTCAGGGTCCGTTTCGCGCCGATGCTGGCCAAGTGCGACATCCTCCGGGATCAGTACGGCGAGGCGATTGTCGAGGTTATGAAGGCACTGCTCGAACAGGCTCGACAGGGCGGAGTTGAGCTTGACCCGATAATCGAGGAAAAGGACGTCAACGACTCCGAGGGGAATCCTATCCTCGACGAGGAAGGCAAACCTCGAAAGGTGATCATCGAAAAGCCTCGTATTCCCGGGAAGTCCTCTCGTGTTTCGCTCAAATGGCCGCCCTACTTCCCGGCGACTTGGGAAGACAGGAAGATCGGCATTGAGTCAGTGAAACTGGCAACCGGCGGGAAGTCCGTTCTTTCCCGGGAAACAGCGCTCGGATTGCTCGCCTCAATGCTCGACATCGAAGACGTTGACGCGGAGCTTGACCGCATTGACGAAGACGCGGAAGCAGCAAGCGAGAAGGCGCGTTCGATCTTCGGGCCGCCCGGTGGATTGCCGCCTGAGACTCACGAGATTCCGCCTACTACTCCGCCGGTTGAACCACCTATTCCCAATGCGTCGCAGAGGTAGCCTGTGGGCGTCAGAGAGGCCGACAAGGTCATAGAGCGATACCTGGCCAGGGTACAGGCGCTCATTACTCTGGGGACCCCTGAAGGCCGTAGAGCGGCGAATGAGATCCTCACTCTGCTCGTCGCGGCCGATGCCTCACTCGCTCGAAGACTCGGCGAGTGGAACGCGCTCCATGGCGGCAGAGAGATGCGATTCACCGAGGCTTCCATGCTCGCCTATCGGTCTCAGATGGCCGATGTTCTGGTTTACGTGAAAGCGAGACTGGCAGGAATCACCGAGATAGAGGCGATGAACGCGGCGAGGACTTCCGCCGTTGCTACCTCTCGACTTTTCGAGACTCTTGAACGTGAGTTCACTGGAATCGCCGTACCTCTCCGAATAGACGAGGCAGTTATCGCCAGACTTCGCCCGTCATTGCTCGCTCGTCATGCGACAAGTGTTGACCGCTATGGAATGTCGATGATTGACGTGATGCAGCGGACGATAGCAGACGGATTCATGGAGGGGGTCAGTCAGTACGAAATGACGAACAGACTGGTCTCTCTCGGGGGGCCGCGTGGCTTGGTGTCTGTCAGAGCGACAGAGATCTCCCCCGGTGTCGTTTTTCGCATCGCTGAGGAAGATATCCCCGAAGGTCTCTTTGTCCGCCATCGCTACTGGGCAGAGCGCATCGTCAGGACCGAAGTCGCCGAAGCCCAGAACGCCGTCAACTTCGAGTCTATCGGCGATGGTATCCGGGAATTCCCAGATATGCGGAAGAAGATACTCGCCGTCATGGACAATAGAACTGCCTGGGATTCTATTGGCGTTCATGGCCAGGTGAAGGCTGAAAACGAGAACTTCAGGGACGGGGCAGGTCGCGAGTATCTACGTCCACCGGCCCGCCCGAACGACCGCGAGACGATCATTCCATGGCGGGCAGAATGGCCGGATACCGAACATTCCCGGGAGCTTACACCAGCGGAGCGTGATACGATGTGGGAGCGCAACAGTGCGTGGCAGACCAACCGGGCTCGCAGGCGGGCTCGCGCAAAAGCAAAGGGGACACCGTGAGAAAGACCAAGGAAACGACCGAAGAGACGCCATCCTTTGACCGCTCAAAGTGGTTTTACGACAAAAAGAAGGGCTGGACCCATACAGGCGACGAATGTCTTTCATTGCAGCACCCGTTCATCGAACCCGACCTGCAAACAATCGTCCTGCCCATCAAGGGTCTGACGCCTGATCCTCGCCAAGCTCGCACCCATGGCGACCGTTCAATCGAGGCGATCAAGTCGAGCCTCTACGCCTATGGCCAGAAGAAACCTATCGTCGTGACGACGGAAGGAGTCGTCGTTGCAGGCCATGGGACCATCGAGGCGGCTCGAGCATTGGGCCGGACCCATATTGCCGCTGTGACCTCCGGTGACAGCGATAAAAGCCTGCGAGCCTTCGCCATTCAGGACAACCGGACAGCAGAGCTTTCAGACTGGGACAACGCGTCCTTGCAGACGGAACTGGCTGCTCTTGCCGATCTCGGAACCGACCTGGCCGATATCGGGTGGTACGAGGATGAGTATCAGGCGCTTATTTCCGGTGATGCGTTAGAAGATGGAGGAAACAACCCAGGCGATTCTGGCGACAACCAGAATCCCTACACCCGGAACATCACAGCTCCTATCTACACTCCGACCGGGGAGAAACCGAAGATCTCAGACCTATTCGATTCCGAGAAAACCAGGGCGCTGATCAGGAAGATAGGAGCTTCAGATATCCCGCAAGACGAAAAGGAATTCCTCAAAGTAGCGGCCCGTCGTCATACCGTCTTCAACTATCACAAGATCGCTGACTACTACGCACAATCGGAGCCGGAAGTGCAGCGACTCATGGAAGATTCCGCCCTGGTGATCATCGACTTCAACCGGGCCATCGAGCTTGGATACGTCAAGCTCACCGATGAAATTGCCGCTCAGTACAACGCGGACTATCCCGGGGAAGAATCGGACGGTGACGAAGATGATGCCTGACAATTTTGCTGCTTTCATCATCACCCATGGGCGTCCGAACCGGGTACTTACCTATAATGCACTTCAGAAACATGGCTATACCGGAAAGGTCTATATCGTCATCTACAATGAGGACAATACGGCCGAAGAGTATCATCGAATCTTTGGCGATAAGGTTCTGGTATACGACAAGAAAGCGATAGCTGGAATCACCGATATTGGCGACAACCGGCCTGAAATGACCTGCGTCACATACCCTCGAAATGCCTGCTTCGAGATGGCCAAGAAGGTCGGAGTCAGGTACTTTATTCAACTCGATGACGACTATAAAGAATTCGCATACAAGTACGATTCGAGCGGACAATACATAGAAAAGCCAATCGTCAATTTAGATGGCATACTCTCAGCGATACTCCGGTACTTTCAATCCATCCATGCGCTCAGTATCTCGATGGCCCAATGTGGCGACTTCATCGGTGGTCAGAACAACGGACTGGACAATTCAATCTGGCGACGTAGAAAGTGCATGAATACGTTCATTTGCGACGTCGAAAGACCCTTCAAGTTCTTCGGAAGAATGAATGAAGATGTCAGCACATACACGAATACCGGAAGCCGCGGCGGCCTGTTCCTGACGGTCACCAGCGTGGCAATTCACCAACTAACTACGCAGGTGAATCCCGGGGGAATGAGCGATGTATACGCTGACAGCGGGACATACGTAAAGAGCTTCTATTCCGTAATGTATCAGCCGTCGAGTATCAGTATCAAGATGATGGGAACAAACCATCGACGACTCCACCATCGAATCAACTGGAAACGGACCGTTCCTGCTATCATCAGAGAGGAGTATCGGAAGTGAAGATAACGAGTCAGGAACACAAGATATATGCTAACATCGACCGTGTATCATCCCTGATACTCGGAGGCAATCCCCCTCCCGTAACCGTTGATATCGACCTGACGATGGCGTGCAATCTTCGATGTCAGGGTTGCACGTTTCCTCATCGAAGTCCTCTGAGTATCGAAACCTCAAAGGCCATCGGGATACTCGGCCAGCTTTCGGAATTCGGAGTGCGGTCAATCGTCTTCACCGGGGGTGGCGAACCGATGATGCACCACGGCTTTCTGGGTGTAATACAGGCCGCTTCCGACTTAGGGCTTGACCTTGGAATCAACACGAATGGGACGCTTCTGACGGCCAATATGGCGGCAGGAATCGTGAGTATCACTGGGGTGAAATGGATACGGGTATCGCTCAATGCTGGTAGCAGGTTGTCTCACGAAGAAGTCACCGGAACGAAAGGTCACATTTTCGACCATATCATCGAGAATATGGCCATGCTTGCATCGGCGAGAAACGCTGCAAGCTCCGAGGTATCGCTCGGAGCCGGTGTGCTCTTACGAGACGAAATCATCGAAGAAATCGGGATGATACCGGCTCTCGTGAAATCGACGGGCTTCGACTATATCCACGTCAAACCTTTCCAGGTATCCCGAAGAGACGGCGTGCCCATGTATAGAGTCATTGACGTGTCAGCTCAGATAGATGAGGCGAGACGAATCGAGGATGAGGCGTTCTCTATAAACTACGACATGCGGCAATATAACACGGTGAGTCATAGGTTCAGTCGGTGTCATGGATCTGCCTTGTCAACGGCCATAGGTGCTGATTTGAAGGTCTATCCGTGTTGTCATTCCGGGATAAAGTACAACGGCGACTTGGCGTTCGGAGACCTATCAACGAGCAGATTCGACGAAGTATGGAATTCTCGAAAGCGTTCCGAAATCGTCAACGGTATCGACCTGAAACGATGCCTGATAGGCTGTCGCCTTTCGGCATACAATGAGGTGCTGGAAAGCATGACCTCTTCGGCAGGATGCACCCATGGGAGCTTTATCTGACGATTCTCGCCATTCCCGACTTCCCGTGCTACAATCCCCCGTATGAGCAAGATCGTTCAGGCGTCAGGCACCCTCACCGTCCAGTCCGATACCGGAGTCACCGGCCAGGGCGTGGACTCGAAACAACTCACCCTCGGCCCCGGGGGCGCTTCCACGGGCCGGAGGTACTACCAGGCCGTCGTCAGCTCGCAGGTGGACCTCGAAACCTCGGGAGCAGTCGGAGCGGCCTTCGAGCCTCTGGACGCGGTGGACGACCTGACCCGAGTGGAGCTGATCTACCTGCGCTCCACTGCCGAGGTGATGCTCAGGCTCTATGCGCTCCCCGCGACGGCTCTGGCGGTCGCTGGCGCGTTTCCAACGGGATTCGGAGGGGGAGAGACGCTGGTCTGCACCATCGACGGTGTGGTCGTCACCACGACGTTTGACGTGGCCGATCAGACCGCCCTTCAGTGCGCCGCGAGGATCAATGCTGCGATGGCCCTTGCCGGAATCGCAACGCCTCGGGTAACCGTCGTGGCAGGGCAACTCTACCTGACCGGGGTATCGACCAAGGTCGAGAGCGGCGGGGTTGGACAACTCTCGTTCACGACCACCCCGGGAAGCACTCAACTGGGGTTGGCGACAGCCACGAGCCCAACCATCGCCGACGCCCAAGGTCAGGACATCGCCATCAATGGATTGGCGCTCTTGGAATTCCCGACAACGGGTGCTAATCTATTGACGTCTGTAGAGATTAGCGGTCAGGCAACAGTCGAAGTCCTGATCGCAGGAAGGTCCTCGTAGGACCGGGAGTATTTGAAATGGCATCCGACGTTTTCACCGAACTGGACAAGGCGAATCCCAACAATGTCCCGGACCTGCTGCGACTCGGAAAAGCAGGGTCGGGCCTTCACCAGACCGTGGCCCGGTTCCACACGGATACCGTGGGCACGGTAACGGCAAATATCCTGACCCTTCCGACTGGAGCAAAGGCCCGACAGATTCTCCGATGTTGGGTCACAGTTGGCGGTTCCACTGGGAACAAGACCGTCGCGGTTGCCGAGGCGACCCCAGGAGCCGGGGCGTGTGCCGTCAATCAGAACGGTGACATCGAGTTCGCCGCAGCGGATGCCGTGACCCAAGCCGAGGTGACCTACATCCCGGTTGAAGGCGAACTCGTCAGTGAGACGATCCCAGTCACCGCTGGTGGCGCTGGTACCTTCCTGCGGAGCAAGCGGGCCACGATGCTCATGAGCGCTTCCCTGAACGCCCCTGCCGCCGCTCCTGGTGCGTCGATCATCGACGATAGAGGGACCGGTGCTGCGGCTGGTCATGCTCAGTTGACCGTCGCAGGAACCGGCGTCGAGTTCAATGCAGCCGACTGCACGGCTGTCTGCTCTGCCGACGTAACCTACTACGCGGTTCCCGGCGTTGGGACTGGCGTAGACGACGACTTCGGAGCCCGGCTCGAGGCCGACTTCACCCCGTAAATTCCTGACCAACGACGAAAGGAGACATCATGAGACCGCATATTTACCTGTCACCGGACGAAGGTGGCTCGACTCCGCAAACTCCGCCAGTCCCGCCAGTTGTACCGCCACCCACTCCTGTTCTGCCAGCCGAAGATGAGCTGAAATTCACGAGCGAGACTCTCGGGAAAAGGCTGGAACGAGAGCGCCTGAAGGCGCAATCTGACCTGCTGAAAACGCTTGGTTTTGAGACGGTCGAAGCCTATCAGGAATACAAGAAGAACGCTGATGCTTTGGCGGCAGCAAAGGCGGAAGAGGAACGCCTGAAACTCTCCGAAATCGAGCGGTATAAGGCCGACATTGCCGACCGCGACAAGAAGGTCGCTGAGGCTGAATCGGCCCGCCAAGCCGCCGTTGCAGAGGCAGAATCGGCCAGGGTTTCAGCTCATCTTCACCGGGTATTCGCATCGAAGGGGATCACCGGGACGGACTACGCCATGTTCCGGCTCGAAGCCGAGTTGAATCGACTCCCTGACGGCCAGGAATTGGACGAAAACGCCTTCCTGGATGGTCTCTTGAAAGACCCCAGGGAGCGAGTGGCGCTCGGCCTTGGAGACGTGAAGACCCCTCCCATTACGACCACAACTCCCCCCGGTGGACCGCCTCCAAAAGCTCCCGCCGCCGGTCAGAAACACGCTTCCCAGATGACTGACGAGGAATGGACGGCGTACAAACGAGAGCATCATCTCGGATAGTCGCTTGCATTCCAGATAGTCCTATCCTATTCTATCCCGTAGAGAGCGCCTGACACCTACGGGACGACGCCGGTCAAAGGTCGAAGGTAGACGGCCTCCAATAACGTGCTTTGCACAGGAGGTTAGACCGTGACCATTTCTCTCGTAGGACTCAATCCTTACCTCGCCGACCTGATCATGACCGGCTCCATTGAGCGCATGATTCACGAGGCTCTCGTCTCCGAAACTCTCTTCCGGACCGACGTGAAGCCGGAGGAATTCGGAGGGAAGATCGGCGAAACCAAGCTCGTCACCCGTAACGGATTGCTTCCGATCAATATCAATCCGTTGGCTCCCGGAGTTGACCCGACTCCGAAGACCTACGCGAAGGAGGCATTCCGCACCACTCTCCGGCGATGGGGAGACACTGTGGATATGTACCTTCCGCACGACTACATCGGCGTGCAGAAAGAATCCGCCGAGAAGTCGCAAGCCATCGGCCTGAACGCGGCCCAGACCATCGACAGGATTACCCGGCAAGCTCTCTACCGGACCTATCTCGCCGGCAACACGATCACCACGGCGGCGGCTGTCGCGACTGCTCTCCGGGTTCACGTCGCCAGCCTGAACGGCTTTATGGAGATGAACTCGGCGACCAACGGCCAGCCGGTGGCCGTCAGCGCTTCATCTCCTCTGGCCGTCAGCTTCGGCGGCGCAGAGCCGAACAACACCGTCGTGGGATTCGATCCTGACGATGCTCTGCTTCCCTTCGGGCCGGGCTGGATTACCCTGGGCGCTGCCCTCACCGTGGGCGTAGCGGCCCGTGAGGCGGTCCTGGCAGCGAACCGATCGAACGTCATCTTTGCCGGTGGCGGAAACACGGTAGACAACCTCGGAGCAGGCGACACTTTGAGCTTGACCGACATCATCAATGCAGTATCGAGCCTGCGTGCCGCCCCGAAGGTTCCGACCTTCTCGGACGGGATGTTCCACGCTCACCTGTCGCCCTATTCAGAGGGTCAACTCCTGCTCGATCCGCTCGTGCGCGGCATGATCGGTACCGACAGAATCCCGGACGCTTATCGCCGCTACGCACTCGGCGAGCTCGCCGGAGCTTTGTTCCTGAGGAACCCGGAAGTTCCCGACAGCCTCAACTCCGGGACGCTGGTTTCGACCTCGACAGGTTCCGCCCAATGCTCTCCCGAAATCGGCGGAGAGGTCGTGAATCACACCGGCGTTCGAGTCGGTCTGACCTTCATTTACGGGAATGGACACGCTTACGAGGAATACATTCCCCCGGGAGCGACCCCTCCCGAGGTGGATATCGACAAGCGCCAGACCGCGATTCCCGCTTCGTCCAGTGGCGTGTCGCTGAACACCGATCGCATCGAATTCATCCTCCGGCCTCCGTTCGACCGCATGGGCGAAATCACGGCGTTCTCCTGGAAGATCATCTGCGACATCCTCTGCGCTTCGGACATCACGACTTCGACCCGTCGCTATCGGCGCGGCGTCATCATCGCTCACGCCATCTAATCGGCTCTCTGGACGGTAGTTGATTCCGTGTGCTATGCTTGGAGCATGGCGCGTAAAAAAAGCTCATTCCTCGATAGTCCTTCCAGCGAAACCGATGACTTTGGCGACCTTGGTCCGGTGATTCCGGCTGATGAAAAGCCGGTCGAAGTCAAGCCCAAAGCCAAGCCCGAAAGCCCGAAACCTCCTGCTCCAAAGGACGATGAGATCATCCTAAAAGCCGAGGACATCTTCGCAGCGGTAAGCCATGGTGACTATTCCGGCCTGCCGCTTCGGAAGGGCTTCGACCCGAAGCAGACCGGGAAAGAGATCATCCTTGCCCAGGATTCGACCGAGATAACCGCCGCGATTGCCGGTCATGCTGTCGATTGTGTTTTGATCCATGAGGTCCGCCTTTCATCGTGGAAAGTACGGGGGAAAGCTCAAGAGCTTTCGGGGAAGTATCGCCTGGAAAACGAGGTTAGAATCGTTCATGATGGACGTGTTCTTACCCTCAAGAAAGGCAAAGAGTTTTTCGATCATCAAATCTCCGTTGACATGATTCGTCAGGCCGGCGGAATCTGTCTTCCCATCGGAACGCAGGAGTAGGTCATGCTGAAAAAAGGCGTGAAATTGTTCGGTGCAAAGCCGGGTAGCGCTCCGCCGGTCAGTCCAGGTGGACCGAAACTGGACGACGAGGCTGGCGTCCAGAAGGCCATCGCCGGATTCGACAAGATTGCCGTGAATCCAGGGGAAAAGATGGCGCTCGCCCTGAAGATCATCCGGGCAGCAAAGCGGTTCAATATCGTTGTTTCCCCGGGATCTCTGATCGGAAGACTCGCCGGAATGAAGGCGTAACATGGCGACGTTGAACGAAGTAGAACGGGCTAAAGTGCGACGGTATCTCGGATACCAGAACTGGAGTAACCTCGCCCTTGCGTGGGGGCAGCCTTTCCCGACTCACATCGAGCCGGAATTCTACATCAATGACGCTCTGGACCGCCTCACTGATGAAGGTCTCGAATTGGTCCGTGGTGACCTTCGACAGCTCGAAGATATCGAGATTCAAATCGGCAATGCTCGCAAGCGACTTCAGGCGTCGAAGGTCGGGGATATCACGCTTAATCCCGAGGAATTACCTTCGCTCCGTGGCGAGATGGAACACTGGAAACGGCAACTCGCCGATGACTTCGGCTCACTCGTCAATCCATTCCGTCAGGCCATGGGCGGAAGTAGGAACGGGACGGTCGTAGGATAAAAGGAGACTTACGATGACTGATAACGAAGCTGCATTGTCAGCATGGGTTGAATGGGCAAAGAACTGTGATGCTGGGAAAGAACGTCTTGAACGGTTCGCCCGATACCTTCGCAGGGAAGATGGTTGCTGCGAAGGGTGTACTTTGAATGTATGCGACATGTGCCCGATCCCAAGAACAATCCAAGACGAACGATACATACCTGTAGAAAGATACAACAAAGAACCTTCAATACAGGGTGTCCGTATCGAGCATCGAAAAGCGAAGGATATAATGGGGATTGACACTCCTTCAGGTCTTTCAACGATGAACGCGGACACGAAAAGCCCCGATACCAAAGTCATCTAATGAAGAAATCTGCGGCAGATGCCATCAAGCAACAGCGATTGAAAAACGGTAAATCCCTGTCTGCACTTGATAAAAGGCCGTCAGATATTAGGTTGGTAGGCGGTAAAGATGAGAAGCTATTTGACCTCCTTATTGAACGGTACAAGCCATGGATGTTGAAAGATTTCAAGAATGGTGCTCAATATCTGATCACGGTAAAAGTCGGGTCTGAACGCAAGAACATCGGAGTAGTGAGTATCTGGAAAAGCGACTTCGTTCAGCTAGCAATAGCTCCGCAATTCACTGGACATGGATTCGGGCTAGCGGCAATGAAGCAGCTCGGGAAACTATCAGGAGTCGAACGGATTCGATGGTCTTCAGACAGGTCGAATAAGCCCAGTTTGAAATTGCTTCGAGATCTCGGAGGTGGTGTGTACGAGAGCGGAGCAGACGATACGAAACAGAAAAGTGTAGAGGGGCATTATTTCACCGATGGGAAAAGGGTTCCGTCCTCTATGACAGAGGCGTTAGATCGTGTCATAGCAGAGCGTCCTGTAACTCGTATTACAGAACGTCCTCAAGTCGATGCTAAAATATCGGAGTATCTGAAATGATCGACCATCACTTTCACCTATACCCCAAACAGGAAACGTCTCCACTTTTATGCCTTCCAGGTGATGCTGGAATGACAGGAGATGAAGCAGTTGCTCTCCTCGATTCTTCCGGTATCGAATCGGCATGGGTGTTTGGATATCCACTTCCAGACTCACGTGAGCAGAATCGCTATGTCTTCGCTGAATCTAAGAAATATCAAACGCGACTATCTCCAGTCCCAATCATTGGTGACGACCTGGAGAAATGGCTCTGTGATGGAGCCATTGCTGTCAAAGAGCATGTCTACGGACAACGCAGGAAATGGGAGTTCGATTCGAGCTGGACGCATCAGTATCGCGCCGTCGAGTCCGCTGGAGTCCCGCTGATTATTCATCTGGGGCCGGACGCCGTCGAACGGCTGTCGTTGATTCTGAACTGTGCTCCGGGGCTGAGAATCATCGCCGCCCATCTGGGATGGCACTTCGAGTGGGGAAAGCATCCTACCTGCCAGGACGTGGAGCCAATCCTGCAATTCCTCGCCGAACACGGCTTGTCTGCGGACACTTCGGCTCTCGGATCACAAGACGCCGATGTGATAGCTCTGGCTCGTGAAATGCTCGGCGATGAACGAGTACTATGGGGCTCAGATACCCCGACTGACGGAGTGCTACTTAGCAGAGCAATGGTGGAAGCGCTATGAATCCTCGCGGTCCCATGCCTGCCCTGTATGACTCCGATCTCAGGGAGGAACCTACTCCCGGGAATACTCTCGTCGAGTCGCTGGGCGATGTGGTGGACAGTATCAGGCAGATTGCCGTTGACCTCGGAGCCCGACCTCTGACCTATCATTCCGTCACGATTCAATGGAGCGGTGGCGAGGTAGGACGCGGCGAAGCGACCGTGATTCGCGACATTGCGATCACACCGACTCCGAAGACCGAGCCGGTCGGATATGCGGACCGCAAGCTCGAGGCCGGCGGTGCAGTTGAGCGAGGAGACATCACTCTCACCGGGATATCTCCCCGGTTCACCGAGGACGAAATAGATCAGCTTTTCGGCGTGGTAGCAGTCGCCGGAGAAGAGACCTTCATCGAGCAACGGACCGACTCCAGAGACGGGGAAACACGTCGGCGGAGATTCGTGCTCGCCAAGACCCCTGAGAGGCGCGATACGCGCTGCGACTGGAAGGCAGTGCTTCGCCAGGCGGACGGAGCCAGACAGCTTGACGGGACCACCAGACCGGCAAGAGAGACGGTATGGCAAAGCAGATAGGAATCAACGATCTCGGCAACGAGCTGCGGAAGCTGATGAAGGGGCAACTCCACGATGCCGTTGTCCGAGGGATTCATTCCGCAGGGTATCGACTTCAGGCCGGTGTTCCGCTGGCTATCGCGAGCACAAGGCCACATCCTCCCCAGGATACCGGCGAATTGACTCGTTCTATCAAGCTGACGAAGCACTCCGAAGGCGCTTCCGTAATTGCCGATGCTCCACATGCTCCGATGGTTGAATACGGAGCGCGGCCTCACTTTCCGCCTCTTGCGCCGATAACAGGTTGGGTCTGGCGCAAATTCGATGTTGAATCGTGGGAAGAGGCCGAAGAGATAGCGTTATCTATCTGCCGGAAGATTGCAAAGTATGGGATGCAACCTCGCCACTTTATGCTCCGAGCTTTGACTGACTTTCGACGACTGAAGGTCCTGAAACAGGAAGTCGAGCGAGAGATCAAGAGGATAAAGCCGTGACAGTCGGCCAGATAGTTTCAAGAACGACGACTCCGATGCCTCCTGTTTTCCCGGGAAGAGTCGGTCCTGTCGAGGCGATGCGCCAAGCTCTCGCTGCCTATCTGTTGACGGCGAAGTTCCGCGTCTATGGCGGAGTGGACCCGAGAGACACGGAGTTTTCTCTAACCGATGTTCTTGACCACTGGCCGCGACCGGACGAAGCTCTTGAGTATCCCTGTGCAAGTATCATCCCGTTACCTGGCACCGATAGGGACTCGTGTGTGCACCCGAGCCCTTTGGAAGATACTCTCGGACTGTTCGATAGTTTCATCGGTATCACCGGAGGGGACGGCCAGACGTGCCTGTGGGTCACAGGGGAGGCGGCTTCGAGCTTCCAGGTGGACTTCTGGCTCGATAACGAGGCGGACCGTCAGGCCGTCGCAGGGTCCGTCAACGACCTCTTCATGCCCGAAGAATCGAACGGCTCCGTGATAGTCGAGGGACCTGAGTTGTATTTCGGTCAGGAGTGCGAGTTTTCACTGCTTTCAGCCCATCCAGATGATACCGGCGACACCGCTTACCGGAACGAGCGGCGTCTTAGGTGCGTTGTGACCGGGAATTGTGCTATTGTTTCCCTGAGAACGGCGACAGCGACAGGTACTCCAAGGGTCGCGGTTGACGTGAATGACCCGGAGGACCCGGGCGAGGAAGACGAGGAGTAGGCCGATGCCCTTTGTACGCAGATCGACGACAACCCCGACCACCGAAGAGCTTGCCGCAATCGAGCAGGAATGGATCATCGACCGGACTCCCCAGACCCCCCTGAAGGGCACCGGGAGCGGCGCTCTGCTCATTGTAGGCGAGTTCGAGGACGGCGATTTCAACACTCCGACAGAGGTCTACGGCGAAAGCGACCTTGAGTCTCGCTTCGGAGGATTCGGCTACACCTACGGGTCGAGCCTTCACCAGAATCCGAGCGCTCGTCTTCACCTGACGGAAAACTGGAACGGCAACGCCCACATGAAGCTCCAGGGGCTGAAGCCGTCCAGAATCATCGTTTGCCGGCCTGATACTTCGGTCGGAGATGTCCGGTTCACTCTCGCAGCGGGAATGCGGACTGACCCGGCGACTTTCGCGCTCCAGAACGGCGATCAACTCTCCGTTACGACGGACTCCGGTGGTCCTGCAAACTCCACGGCACTCGTTGCGACCGTGGCCACCGTCGCTGGTGGCGCACTCGGCGCTGGCCTGGCGGATGGTGACCAGATAACCATTCAGATCGACGAGCTCCCGGCGGTGACCATCACCTTCCAGGCCGTCGATATCAACGCGGCACTCATCGTTGCTCGTATCAACGGCTTTATGGGTTACGCTTGTGCCGTTGTGAATGGCGCTGCCGTGGACCTACGCTCTATCCAACTCGGAAGTGCGGCGGAGGTAACGCTGGCAGATATCACCGCTGGCACTCTGGCGAAGATCGGCCACGTAGCAGGGTCAACGAACCCGGTCGGAAACAACGTTGCAAACGCGGCGGAAGTCACCGCTGCCGAGGTCGTTACCCTCGTCCGTTCCGGTGCAATCCTGGCCATCAATGGCGAGGCGATGGCCGATCCGGTCACCGGAGAGGTCGTCATCTACCGCACTGGCAATGCTGCCGGGACGGTACGGGTCGATGACGTGGTCGGAGCAATGGCGACTGACCTCGGATTGACGACCGGCGCAACGGGCCTTGTGACGGCCAACATCGGA